CGAAAACGTCTACTGGGGGGAGCCTTTTTAAAAGCTAAGGCCACTGACTATGACAAGTCAATATTCAAACGCAGTCATTGCTGCGACGAAGCGTGAGTTAGCATGGGCAACCATGATGACTGATGATTCGGCGAAGCAAGTGTACGCTCCAAGTTTGACCCCCGAGCTATTGTCTAAAGCTACCTTTGTGCGGTCCCTCGATCTGCACCATGCCGACTCTCCAGGTGGGTACTCAGTGATTGTGCTGAGTCCTAACCCACATTCTTCAATGGGCGTCCAAATAACAACATCAGCCCGCCTCCCGTTGGCGGGAACGGCTGATATTGGAGGCTCAACCCCGCAAAAGCATCCGCTGGTTATAAGTGAAGACTCAGCAACTTTTCGAGGTGTCCTATCCGTAGGAATGGAGAATGCGCCGTCAACGTTTGAGATTTCATCCCATTCGGTTGACGCAGCCGGGTCGCCCGCACATCTCTTTGCTATCCACTCGACGGCTGTTGCCTCAGGTTTTTACGTCAAAGCCTCATCCACTCTCCGACTTAGGTTGGTACGGTGGAATGGAGGCGCGTTGGAACCGGAAGCATCTGTAACATGCCCAGCTGGTGTCATGACTGCACTACCAAATGCCTTTGGCGTCGCCAGAGACGCTTTTGGAGTCCAGGCAGTCACATCAGCAGGTGTGCCACAGGTGCCTCCTGAGGGAACGTCGATAGAACTCGCTTACTTTGTCACTGGCTTCGTGGATCCCGCAACTGCGGGGTCTGCATACAGCCTAGTCCCCGCTGAATTGCTTCAACAAGGCAATGTCAGCCACTACCGCTGCACAGCAATGAACCTGTTGATTACTAACATGGCTTCAGTGCTGGACGGCGCCGGTGAAATCGTAATCGGTAGGGTTCCTAAATCGACTTTGGTGTCATCTTCACCCCAGGACCTGATGAACATCATTAAACGCCTGCCCCAGAAAACCCTCTGGTCTTCGCGGAATTTACTGGACGGTGCCTACGCTTGGTACCTGCCAGATGACCTTAATTCCTACGAGACCCGCGCTATATCAGAAGCCACTAGCGATAACGTGCTAGTTGCTGCAATTCACATGTCAAATGCGAATGGGCAGTACCGCGTTAATGCTACTTGGCGGATGGAATTTTACACCCCAGCCCAAATCCTCAG